CAGGAGCGCCTTAAAGATGCGTTCTGGAGAATAATCGATACTCAATTGACTCAAAGGCAGCGTGAAGTATTAAGACTGTATGCCGATGGTTATACTCAGATTGAAATAGCTAAAAAGCTAAAAGTAAATCAAAGTAGTATCACTAAGAGTATAAATGGAAATTGTGATTACCGTAATGGAAAGAAAATTTACGGTGGAGCAAAAAAGAAATTGAAGAGGATTGCCTCTAAGGACCCAGAAATTCAAGCTATCCTTAAGCGTATAGCTGAAATTCAGGACGATGGCAGGTATTAATCTTTCTGAGTTAGGACAATGTTTGGAACTGCTTCAAGATATCTTCGGCAATAAAGACACAGCCATCGAATGGTTGAATTTTCCTCATCCTCATCTGGGCACATCGCCCATGTTGGCTATAGCAGGGGGAAAAGCTCAAGCCGTACTAAAAATCTTACGACAGATGCAAACCAAACAGCTTTCTTAATTATTGGCCCAGGCTTCAGTCTGGGCCAATATTTTTTGCTTTCTACTATTTTCGCCACATTTAATTAGCTATGGTTTTGTGTATAAATGTGCCAAGGAGCCAGGAATGAACAAATTTTCTGTTGATTATCAATCACTACAAGGCAAGCTCGATCAAAAGAAGGCCTATCGATTGAGTGAAGTTAAGGATAGGATTAAGAAAGTTGCTTTTGATGTTGTTAGATTTGTAGATAGTGATAATATCGATGGTCTTTGGCAGATTCAGCACGCCAATGATGGTGATTACATCGTAGCTATGTATGATGATGCTACTGGGCCGGAAAGTCCAGTAACCAAGTCCAGTAACGATTGGAGCGTTGTGACTGACAAGACTGGTAGTCATATTAATTTTTTCTACAAAGGCACTCCAATTACCCGCCTTTCGTTAGCTTCTTTGGGAATTCCAGAATCCGATTCTAATTTGGTAGCCAACTATCTACCAATCAGATTGGCAAGCAATCCTAAGTTAGTCTCAGGATTATTGTTGGAAGTTCCTCTTGAGAACCGTAAAGAGTTGTTGACTAAGTATCCAGAGCTTAATAAATAATTAGAGGAAAAAATAATGAGTCTTAATAGGCTAAATGAGTTAGTCACTAGAGCGGCAAAAGCTGTTTATGATAATGAGAAGTTTCCAGTAGGCGTGTTAGCTGTGCAGGTTAGTAAAGCTGCGCAAGCTCATCCTACTGATCAAACTCTTATCAACATGGCTGGGTTTTTAACTAAGAGAGCTGCTGCTTCTAATAAATTGTTCATCACTAGGGCTGAACTAAAGGATGTTTACAATAGACTGTACACTCCTAACAATAAATTTGCCGGATACTTTGCTGAGGAACTAGGTATAACCGAAGCTCCAAAACCAAAGACTATGGTTCGTGACCCTAATGAGGGAAAGAATTTAGTTGAGCATGCTTATGAAAATCTAGCAGATCCAATCTTAAGTAACGCTTTAGCTTCTGCCTGGGACAAGTCTGCTCCTCTAAAGATGTATTCCAAGGTAGCTGCTGTAAGCGCACAAAAGAGCTGCGCCCATGAGTTGAACCGTCAAGGATTGCCTCCAAAGAAGATTGATGTAGTTGCTGGCCAAGAAGACATTTTAATTTGCAAAGCCACCTATGATACTCCAAAAGGAGAATCACACGTACTTATTCCTGTAGAGGTTAAGGAACACAGAGCATTATTGCCAACCATGTTCTTGAGCCGTGCCGGATTTGTTGATTTAGAACCAGGCTTTGTTAAAGATCATTTGGTCAGCACTGCTGGCAAGTCTTACAAGGTTGATGTTCAAAAACTTCTTGAAGTAGTTGCAACTGCTAAGAATGGTGCCCCAGAGACTCTTAGTGATGTAGAGCGCATTGTAATGAAGCAATCCGCTGCTAAAGAAACTCCAATCACCCACACTGCCAACGGCATTTTGTATCAACAAGTTGATCAACCAATTCCTGATGTGCAGGAGCCACAATTCGAGCAACCAGAAGAGGTTAAAGCTTTTGCACAAAGCCTAACTTCCTCTGCCGGAATCGCTGAATTTACTTTTGGCAAGACAGCGGTCGACAATGGTCGTCAATTAATTCGTCACGCTTTGAGTTCTTTTGGATATCCAAACGCTCAGGTTGCGGTAGCAGATTGTGATAAATCTACTATCTTCTACGCTGTAGCTGTAGATAACGGTGCTGGTTTCAAGGTGCCGGTTAAGGTTGACTCCAAGAAAAGAATTCAAGAGCCAAGCTTGGTAATTGCCGCCGGAACTGTAGCGGAATTCTCTAAGTCTGGTATTTCCGGTCTTCTTGCACAAGGTGCTTCTGATAATCAAGCCGCCACTGTAGCTTCTCCACTTTATGGATTAAAGCCAAGTGAGGTTATGAGCCAGCTTAAGCAAGCTCTAGCCACCAGCAATTACCTCAAGGCAGAAGATGCTTTGAATGTTTTGAAGGCATCTGGCGATGACAAGGCCTTCAGTGTTGGATTTGAATTGTACAAAGACGCATTGAAGAACGATGGCGGATTGAAGAAGGAAGCTTCCACTGAGACTTGCTGCTCTATGCAATACAAAGTTGCTCATAGCAAATACATGATCTGTGGACACACCAACCTACCAATCCACAAAGTTTACCAAGATAAGAATGGTGACTGCCACCCAATGTATCGCAAGGGAATGAGCGAAACCGCTGAAGGCGGATCCTTCTTGCACTCCAAAATCTACATGGGATAATGATGAAATATTCTATTGCAAAAGAAATATTAGATGATCTGAGAACTGTTCATGAAAAGATTATGTATTATCGTACTGATCTTGTAGATCATCCTTTGCTTGTTAAAGCACAAGAAGCTGGCAGCGAAGCAACAATGGAAATTATTGCAGAGGCTCTTTACACAGCAGCCAGCGCTATTGGCGAAGCTTTCAATAAGATAGAAAAAGTAGCAATGCCAGCCGATGGAGAGATTGATGAAGAGTCTCTTGAAGAGATGGTTCTCTTGGCCGAAGAATTCGACAAGAGCGGCGACCCTCTATTGATGAAGCAAGCTTCAGTATTAGACCAAATTCTTTTAACTTTGGCTGCACCAAGAGGAGCTAAGGATGCCTTCAAGCAAGCCGAAGACAAGGAAGTCAATAGACTTCGTGACAAATATCGTTCTTCAGACAGAGATAAGCAGTACAAGAGCGTTAAAGAAGAGCAAGACAAAGATATGAAAGTGGCGGATGCTGTTAAGGCAATTGATAATTCCATCAAAGAATATCGTCCAATGGAAGCCCCACTAAGCACTCGTACCTGTCCAGATCATCCTGGTGCTCAAATCTCCAGGGTAGGTGAAGATACTTATCAATGCGAGTTGGATAAGAAGGTATATAATTACAAAGGCGGGTTCACCACCATGAAGGGAAATAAAATTCCTGGTGGAGATGTTTCTGCACAAACTCAGGCTCTAGGCGATCGTGCAATTGAGCACATGTCCTTCGATACTCGTGAGTCCAAGCTGAACCCATAATTTAGAGGTTCAGATGGATTTTTCTAGTATTTTATCCCACCCCGACAAAGACGAAATCATCTCTAAGCTATTGACTGGCACCGATCCAAAGGATGTCAATCAATGGCTTAAGTTGCGTTATGCTGATAAAACTCAAGCGCATTTGAGGCTATCCGTCAAGATATTGCAAGATTTTTCTAAGAGTCAATATGTTGATTTTTATAATCAATATACTCAAGAAATTACCACTGCTGTTCATACAGGACAGATCGATAAATTAGATAAAAAAGTATCAGAGTCTCTATTAAATAATAGAACTCTTAGAGAGCGTTTAGCCGAACATGCCAATAAGGAAATTGACATTCGGGAACGCTTTTTGTCTTTAGATTTAATGATTCGAGATAGAATCGAACAAGTTTTTGATAAAATGCAAGAGAACCCTGGCGGATGGAAGGGCGATTACATAATTATCAAATGGGTTGAACAATATCTAAAATTGATTGAAAATTACGATAAACAAATTAATAATAGGCCAGATCAAATTATTCAACACACTCATACGGTGCAATATATTAATCAACAAACAGCCGCTATTCAAGAAGCTGTTCGTGAAGTTTTGGCCGCCTATGATCCAGAGATGGCAATTTTCTTAGTGGAAAAAATAACTGAGAAATTGAGTAATATCAAAGCTCCGGTCGAAGTTACAGTTCAGGGTCCGGAAGATAGATTGGCTGAAATTAGAATTTTAGAGGAAGCTATTTCCAAGGAAGGAAAAGAATAAGATGGATAAGCTATCTCAATTA